TAACAGTAACTACTGTGGAGTCCATCTTACGGGCTGGGTCAATACCTACGATAACTGGAGTACGGTGCCACGCTTTTACAGTTTTTTGAGAAGTATCTCCCAGTTGGTCCATAACGCTAGAAGATACAAACATACCGCGTTCTAGAAGCCACTTACAGTTATATGCCATTTGGAACTCATCAGAATCTTCGCCAATACGAAGCATCTCTTTACGGACAAACTTACCGTAATCATCACTTACTTTAGAGACATCACGCCAATCCCATTGAAAATGGTTTTGCTTTCCACCACGGCCAGTAGAACGGCGTTTGTTTAATTGGATAGCACGATAAAAGTTATTTTTGTGCGTAGTAGGAGTACCAGTTTTAACCATAGTACCGTTAGTAGACGCAAGCATAGGTCCAATTGACTTAGCCACAATAAAGTCATCTGCTTCCTGACACTCATCAATAACGATAAGGTGGAATGTCTTAGACTCAATCTTGGCCCTAGGGTTAGCAGTCATCATCATTACCGATGAACCTGAGTTAAGGAGCTTAACCTGCTTAGTTACACCAGCAACCTTCTTGGCTTCATCATCAATTTCTGGGTCTTCCAAAACAGCAAGGGCGTGCTCACTAGTAAGTCGTGAGATAACTCGGGAGAACAAAGTTTCAGCCTGACCTTCAACAGGGGCAAATAAACCTACCCATAAGCCGTCTTTAAACCTACCCAACAAATCAGGGTACATTTTGGCAAGGCGTGGAAGAATAACCATTAACGCGGCTACGGTGTCAGCAACAGTCTCTGACTTACCTGACTGACGAGAAGCTAAAGCAGTAATCTCTTCACCCTCATTGATTACTACGGATTCAATAATGCGACGAGCTAATGGTTGTTGATAAGGGCGAAGTGGGTGACCTACAAGAGCGGTCATAAAAATCATAATCTTATCGATTAATTGGTCTACAAACTCACGCGATAGCTCATCTAAACCATCGTCATATTCCTCAAACTCAGAATCACCCGAGTCTTCATGCTCTTCAAGTTCTTCATCTTCGTAGATTTCTTCTTCGTTATTCATATATCGCCTTAAAGTAAAGTAACCCTGAGCCGTTATGACTCAGGGTTACTAAGTGCCACACGGGAGAGAAGGAAGGTTGGCTTAACAATACTATCACAAATAAGTATTAAACTTTATAAAGTAGTATTTGTTCTTCTGTTCAATTCCTCTACAACTGCATGGAACGCTTCTGCGCTAATCACCAGTTCTTTTAAAGCCTCTGGAGTGCGAACTCTTTGATAAATATTAAGGAGACGACCTAATTCATATAAAGTCTGGTCTGCCCAAGTTGTAAGGTCTGCGCTAGGAATCCTAGACACACGTTTAGCAATTTTTTCTGGAAATGGTTTATTCCAATGTTTTTTCTTAAAATTTACCATTTCTTAATTTCCTCGCTAGGAGTATCAAGTTTACGTAGCACCTTGCCTAATGCTTCATCTTCATCAACAGAACTACCCCAAATACCAAAAGCGTAACCTCGGGGAGCAAATGGTACCCAAACTACTAGACAAGTTTTGCTTGCTCTAAATGGGTATTCAGTTTCTTGACTCCAGCCCCATTCAAACATAGGGAAAACTGGGTGCTTTAATTTAATGCTATCAACATATAGTGAACCGAATGATTGCAATTTATTTATCCTTTTTATCGTACGTATAATCTAAGAAATTTTTCATCTCTGTCATCTGAACCCTGCGGTGTTTAGGCATAGCATTGATATCAACTGGGCCCATGTCTGCCCATTGGTCAAGCCCTGATTGTCTAAGAAATCTACCTTTAGATTCAGCCGATAAAAAATCATACCATATGAATTCAGATACTCCGCGGTACTCCCACCAAGTTCCGTCTCTAAATACGACTATTAACTTTTCCTCATTAAAATCATACCCAGCTTTTACAGTTCTTGGTTTTTCTGGATTAGTAGAGGATGTGGCAGTAAGAGACGGAAAACTAGTTTGAGTATCTACTTCAAATTTATCATCGTTTGGGCCGTCAACATCAGGGTTTTCTTCATCCGTAAGAACACCTAACCAATATTTAGTGTTTTTAGTCTGGTCATTGCCATCTGTTTGTGTTACGGCTCTTCTTCTATTACTCCAAGGATTATTACTTTTATTAGCCATTATTCGTCTTCATCCAGATCATCGCTAATTGGGGTAGTACCTTCTTCATAAACCATTTCAGGTTCTTCAAGAATCTCATAATCTAATGGGATTTCTCCAGGAGCAGCGTAATAAACGTGTGTAGGGACTGGGTGTCCTTGGTAAGCCCGATGATTAGTTATTCGCATTAACTAATGATACCAGATTTAACTGAGATTCTCTGTGATGTGTTGGTCAAACTTACCCTCTAAAGTAGCAACATCTACTTTGAGGCTAGTCAAATCAGTTTTTATGCAAATAATATCATCCCTAAGAGATGAACCGTGATTTGGCTTAAGTTCTGACAAATAGTCTTTTACAAGAGTGTTTACTATCTCAGACGTATAACCTTTAACTAAACGGGCAACAACGAAGCCACCTAAGCTAAGAATAGTACAGAGGGTAGCAATAAGCGCAATTAATTGGTCGGTAGTCATAAATTCCTATTATCTGGTTCCCCACCAGCCACGGCCGGGATTAGCGTATGAAAAAGTTTGTGGCTTTTCCGATTGGTTCAGATATATTTTACGAATACCAAAGCGCGTATCATTTATTTGCACAGGTTTAAACTGTGCTTCTTTTTTAAACTCTGTTTTACGTTTTACGTTCGCCATCTTCCCCACTCTTTCATATGAGTAGGCATACCGGCAATCGCAGAGTCTCCAGCACGCATAAGCGCGTCTGTGAACTCTCTAGAGCGCCCTACAGGGCGTTCATCGCGTTCATATACGTCAGTAGAGGTTATAGCGCCTGTACGAGCCGCTAAAGGCCCTTTACGACGTATGTCTACTTTAAGCCTTTTTTCCACGAGGTTTAGTTGCAGCAGTCTTAGCTTGTCCGGCAGTAGTGCCTGGCTTAAAAGGAGTTGCGTATGACCTAGCAGCAGTATTTTGACGTTTTTGCGCTGGAGTTAACTTATCGCCTTTAGTAACGTAACTATTAGCAACATCTCTACGTTCTTTTTTGTCAATTGGAGCCCATTGTTTTGCGGTCAAGGTAGTGCCCACGTAATCTTGGCTTCCTTTAGCGTCTTCATCACGATAACGAGTTTCAAGAGGACTTTTTTCTCTAGGCTTACCTTTACCAGCAGGAGCTTTTCTACCGCCAGGTTGACCTTGCTGTGTGCTTCCACCTTGGTTACCTGCGCCATTTCCAGGGTTAGTTTCGCTAACCGGAGTATCTCTAAAAGTAATTTGTTTACGCTGTTTAGGGGTGGACAAGTCCATATTTGCCATTTGTCCAAATTTTGCTGCGTGGTCCATAGTATCTTTATCGCGAACATGTCTAAGATCTCTAGTAGTATTTTTACGAATGAACCTAGCGTCTTCGTTTGTGTTATGGCGAATCATTTCAGAGTCCGCAGACTCATTAGTTCTTCTGTGCTCGTTCTCTTTGTACTCATTGTGGTTCTTATAGCGCTCAGCAGTCCACTCATCGCCACCGCCTGAACTTCTAGAGCTAGAGGATGAACTACCTGAATTAGAACCAGAGTTGTTTCTTCCTCCGCCAAAAAGCCAGAGATTTCTAGCCGTATCCTTAACAAAAGTTTTACCAGCAGTATGCGAGCCTGCCATAGTTTCGGCAGCAGATTTTTCAATATTATCAGCCATAATTAAATCCTATTCCTTTTTAGTAATTTTATCAGTTTAAATAGGAAAACCCCAGTCAAACGACCGGGGCTTTTCTATTTAGTTATTAAGCCCAGAGGCTGTAAGTAGCAGTAGCAGTTGTGGTACGAGTGTTACCGGCAGGGGTTGTAATGTGTACAGTTCCGACCTTACCGATTACAGTTCCAGTTCCACCAGATGCAGTTGTCTGAACGGTGGTTGCGTTTGACACAAACAAGAAGTTTGAAGTGTCAATTACGTATAGAACTGTGTAGTCACCATCAGCCACACCAGTGTTGCTAGCGGCAGTAAATACATCACCTGCAAGTAGGCCGTGGGTAGCGCTTGTGTTAATCTGAACGATTGCGCTTCCAGCAGTTCTCCAAACACCCTGAGCAGTCTTGCTTACAGCAGTTGTTGCAGTTGTGGCTGTAAGAACAATACCGCGGTCAATGAATGCGTCTACCGCAGCAGTTGCAGTCTGACCAAGTGAATTAGGCACTAGGTAACCGAAGGTACCAGCTGAGTAAGCTCCGTCTAAGTTAGCTAGAGCGTTTGTGTACTCAACCTTACCAACCTGACCAGTAACAGTTAGACCAGCAGTAGATGCAGTCTGACCAGTTAGAGTGAAGCTAGTTGCAGTTGCAGCAGCAACAGTCTGAGAAGCAACGTTGAAGGTGCTGTTAGTTAGACCAGTGATAGTTACAACGTCACCAACCTGTAGGTTGTTCTGAGCAGTGTAAACATACTTAGTGTTTGTAGTTGCATCAACAGCAGCAGCAGTAACGTTGTAGTTAGCAACACCCCAACCGACAACCTGTACAAGTGCGCTCTGGCCAGTAACAGAAGTTCCTAGAAGTGCGTTAGTACCAGCAACTACGAAACCATCTGGAGTTGCAGCAACAACGGTAGCAGCAGTTACGTTTAGACCAGCAACAGTGAAACCAGTGATGCTTACTGTAGTTGTTCCAATTGTGATGAAGTCAGACAAGTTGTTTGGGCAAGTTACATAAATGTACGCAGAACCTGTCTTTGAGCCAACAGCAGCAGCAGTTGCCTTGAATTTACCTGTGTTGTATGCAGGGTAGCCAGCAAAACCTGAATCTACAATCTGACCGTCAAGTGTGTTAGTAACGTAAGAGTTTCCGTTAACTGTGGTTGTAAGAGTACCTGTGTTTAGACGTGCGCTCTGTACCTTAGATGTAGCAGACCAGCTTGCGTCTGTAACAACCTCAAGAGAAGCAGTCTTACCTGTAGGATTAACTGAACCGATGTTTGGAAGAGACTGAGCAACTGTAAAGGTAGTTGTTGAGGGTACAGATAGCACAAGAGCTTCTCTGACGTCGAAGTGGTTAACTGCAACAGAACAAGCAGTGGTTGTAGCAGCAGGTGAAGCAATAGCAGCAACAGCGTTAGCAACTACTAGTGTGCTACCTGTTGTTCCAGCCAAGGCTGTGAAAACACCGTTGTAAACAGCAGCTGTGGTCAAACCGCCTGTGATAGTAACTAGTTCACCAACGCTGATGTTGTGAGCAGCAGAAGTGGCTAGAGTTACAGTGCCTTGAACCGTGTCAGCAGTTGGAGTAGCAGCCTGAAGGGTTACAGTAGAAGATGAACCTGTCTGTGCAGATACTGTTGTACCAGCTGTTGGAGAAGCAACTGTACCACCAACGGCATAAATACCAGTGCTTACATACTGTCCTACTGAAATACCGTGAGCAGCTGTAGTTGTAAAGGTAGTAATCTTACCTGTGCTAGATGCGGCTGAAACAGTTGTAGCTGAGAGGCCAGTAGCAGCGAAGTTACCAGCAGCAGTAGTTGCGCGGTCATCGTTAGGTTGGATTGGGAAGTTACCCCATACAAGGTCAGTTACAATGTTTGAGTTCTGTGTACCAGCGAAGTTAAGAACTGCGCCGTCTACAAGGTTAGCCGGACGGCTAAGAGTTAGTGAAGTGGTGCTGATTGCTGAAACAGTGGTTGCAGCGTTGATACCGTCAGCGTTTTGGATACCAGAACCGGTTACAACCTGTCCTACTACGATACCTGTGTTTGAAGCTGTTAGGGTAACGGCAGTGCTGTTTGTGACTGCTCCGTTTACCTTCTGTGTGGTAACAGGGTATAGCGTACCGCTATCCTGAAGGTCACCTAGGTTGTTTGCCATTGATTTATACTTTCTCTAGAGATAGATTTAAAGACGTTTGATCGGAACGCCATAGTTATAAGTATGGCGTGAGTTGTTTCAGATTTCTTATCTAAACTAAACTATTTTTACTACTGGCCTTTGTACGCAGCAGATACTCTGTCTTTCAAAGATTTAGGAGCAGCAGAAATTTGCTTTGCAGAGGCGGTCTCACCTGTTGAAGGGTCAAGCCATCTCATTTGTCCTGGGTGACCAGTCTCGCAATCCCAGCACTCTTTAGACTCCGGAGCGTTTGAATGACCGCAACCATAGCAGCCCCAAATAGCCGCGTTAGGGTTGTACTTATCCTTAGACGCTGATTTAACAGCTGGCTTAGCAGCTGGCTTAGCAGCTGACCTAACAGCAACTGATTTAGCAGCTGGTTTAGCAGCTGGTTTAGCAGGAGACTTCTTAACTGCTGGCTTAGATACTTTTTTAGCTGGAGTAGGCATTACTTCTCATTCTCTTTCTTACCTGCGCGGCGCTTGTTTTCTTTAGCAGTGTTCTTACCGTGCTTCATAGGGCGAAGGTTAGACATGCTGTCATTAGAGTGGTTGTTGTCCTTGTGGTCAACGTCGGTACCTTTAGGCAACTTCTTGCCTGTTTTCTTCTCGTACTTGTACTTAGCAGCATCAATAGATGTACGAGAACCATCTTTGTTTACCACAGACATCATAGGGCGTCCACCGTTTTTAGCGGAACCCTTAAATGGGCCATAAACTTTTTTACCGTCTTTAGTAGTACCGGCTTTAGTTCTAGCCTTACTTGCAGTTGCTTTTTTCTTTTCAGCCATTATTTCTTTTTGTCCAAATCTTCTTTAGTAGTGATAGATGGCAAGCTACCGTCTCTAACACGACGAACAGCGCCACCGCGAGCAACGGCTACGCCATGCTCCTTGTCGCCTTCAGGAAGGGCTTTATAAGCCTTATCCAAGTCTTTAACGCTCTTGTTGGCATTTTCAAAAGTATCGTACTCAGCCATGTTGCGTTCAAAAGCAATCTTGTCGCCTTTTTTGCGGGTATCTAATCCCTGGTTAGCCTTTTCTCTAGGCATTACCTTAAGGATAGACTTCTGTAGACGGCTAATTCCTCTAAATTGTTTGTTCTTAGGCTCCATTGTTCTTTTCCTGTTCTGCGGCAAACATTGCGTTGCCCGCTCCTTCTAGGTCCTCTGGGGCATTGTAGCGAGGGTCTTGAGACATTGCCTCATGATACTCGTGTTCAGTGCTTGTAGTCGATGAGCTGTCCGCTACAGACTTGTTTAGGGCATCTATAGCAGCGTCCTTCTCGCTAGAAGACATACTTGTATTGCTAAAAATGTTGGCAAGGCCTCTAGTCAACCTGATAGTGCTGTCGAGGTGCCCCATTGTTTCTTTGTGAACTTTTTTAAACTGCTCTTCTTTTGGATTCATATTGAACTTCCGTAAGGTGTTTGTGCAACATCTGCTGCTGCCTTAGAAGTAGTATACCGTTGATATGCACCTTTTGGCCCAGTATAAATACCATCATTTAATCTAATTGCCCCCATGACGTCCAGGCCTAAAACGGCATTATTTTGGGTGAATACACCTAGCACTTGGTGTAGTTCTGGAGAACGGCCTTTTGCAAACTCTTCCATTAGTCCGCGTGGCTTCATTAGTCTTTACCTCTTGTAATTTCCTCTACATGGGCTTTAGCACTGTTTAAGGTAGTGTGGTAGTTCTGAGGTATTCCAGTAATACTGCCATCTG